TGTCCTGATCATTGTAATTACACTCACTGGCGATATCAATAAGAATACGTAGTGCTGCCAACAAAAGTTGACTAGGAATCTTTTGGTCATATTTACCATAATCGCCACCAAAAATGCGATCCATGCAAAAATGGCTAACATGTTTATAGAACGTGTCCCACTCTGGTCCATAACAATTAATCCCAACTGCACATTCTGATACAAGAGGGTTCATTTGTAGGAAACGCAAAACTGGCAAATAGTATTTACGAACCAAAAATGTCAAAGCAATGGGGTTGCCATAAAATATACGGCATTTCTCCTTAGCTACTGGCAAAATTTCATCCTTTTTACACGCCTTTGCTATGGTATTAGCTCTTTTACCTTGTAGGTATAGAGCCTCCACACGATTGATTTCATCCTGTATGATAGGTTCAAATTCCCTATTACATGGATGATCTGGAGTCGGTTCATGTTCGATAATAAATCGACGTTTCTTTCCACCCAACGGAAATCCTACGGAAGTATCTAGCTTAATAGCATCGATAAATTTACATCCGGGGATACCATTTAGATTTTCATGATCTGTCAATGGTTTCATAACGCGCCAATACGGCGAACGAACTAACTCTAAAAGTGGTTTCTTGTAATCTATAACCGCTGTTTGCAATATATCATGAGGCAAAGCAGTACCAGTGTGACTAGCATTATTCAAACAAGTTGACCACCCAAACCACTCCGGATTAAACTTAGGTTTACCCCAAATGTTATCCTGAGCGCAGTGTTTGGCAATCGCATCTGAAATGGGAGTTTTCCTAACATCAGATGTATATGTGGATCTTCCTATGCACGTTCCAAAATACTCAAATTGAGATTCGCGCGGAAGAAAATTGATAGGACTTTTAGGGTGAACTTTCTCATTGGTCATGATATTCATACCCATACATTGAGGTTCAAATTTAGATGCGACACCAGTCAACAAAACGCCTTCCAAGCTCTCAATATGAGTGATAGCTTCAAGAATTTGTTTCTGACATAGGGTGCCCGCACATCCGCGTGGTGTACCAGCAATTCCACCTAAATGAAATCCTAATACAGCATTACCCTTGCCTTCCGACAATAGTACTGCTCCACATAAACCCGCAAATGTATCCATAGACAATTTTGTGTATTCGATACCCATGAATTGTTGGGCACCATTGTTGGTAAGTTTTGGGATACCAGCCCCATAAGCCTGAATCAAACCTCCTTCTTTAGACCTCCACATCATTTTGAATGCGAGTTTATTAAGAGGTCCCGTTGGAAAATACTTGACTAAATCTCGGAATGTACCACCACAAGGGCAATAACAAATTCGTAAATCTGTATCAGGTATGAGATATGAAGCACTAACGTGCAACAATGTCTCAAATTTCCCTCCAGTTTTATCTGGCTCTGATCGTCGTGCTGTTATCTTGAGAGCATCTACTCCATCAAAATAATGATTAGGCACAACGACGATGTT